GATTGAAAAACACACTTGCCGACTACGAAATAGCTACTATTGCCGAAACGGCAATCATGGATATTTTCCCATACAAAAAAGATAATTAAAAACCATTTAAACATCATTTAATTATGAGCAAAAACAATTCATCAAGCGCAGGTGTCGGAATTGCCTGCATTGTGTTTATCATCTTTTTAGTGTTGAAGTTGGCAGGTGTTGGCGTGGTTGCCACATGGTCGTGGTGGTGGATTTTCGCCCCGCTTTGGATGCCGACCGCTATTGTGTTTTTGGTTTTTGTCCTTGTGGTAATCATTAAGGCTGTCGCATGGAAACGAAAGCTGCGCTAAAAATCCTACACAACCCCAAAGCATCGAAGGCAAGTTTGCGCGAAGCACTTGCTTTCGCTTTGGGTGTTGAGTACGCCCCGCCAAAGGAACCCGAAAAAAGCGAATCGGTATTTACCCGATGCAAAACGGTTTTTTGCGATGCGTACAAACGGCAAAACGGTTTTCCATACCAATTTGCAGCACGCGAAGGCAAGGCATTGAAGGATATAATCGAAAAAGTAAATGGCATTGCCAACCACGAAGCAACGGACGAAGCATTGATTTTGACCTTTACGCATTTAATCGACAAATTGCCCGACTGGTACAAACAAAATGCGTTTTCGTTGCCGGTAATCAACAGCAAGTTTAACGAGATAGTAACCGCCATCAAAAAGAATGGAAGCGAAAAACGACAATCAGGAATTAGCGACGAATACAAAGCGAACCTTTTTAGAGATATACAACCCGGATAATATCAACCGAAAGTTGGTGAAAGTGCGCACGGTTCACGATGCGCTGAAAGCTGCCGAAGATTACCCAACGGCATACCAAGCAATCGGTGCGCTGCGTCGCCATTATGGCGAAAAAATGGTGGAAACGGTTATTAAGTTGTATTTAGTTGAATTGTGCGAGTTGGTAAACCTCAAACGACCATTGACCGAAAAACAGATTGACACCATCGCTGCCGAAGTGGTAGCCTCGTATTACAATCTGAATATTGCCGATATTCATGTGATTTTCCGAAAAGCGAAAAACGGCGATTTTGGCAACCTGTATGAATCGTTGGACATGCCAAAAGTAATGTCGTGGTTTGCCGACTATTTCGATGAACGATGCGAGATTGCCGCCGAACAAAGTGCCAATTCAAACACAGGCGACAAACACGGCAATTACACACCCGAACGAATGCGAAAGTATTTTGACGATTTGGAAAAAATTGTGAATAAAAACAACAAACGATGATCCAGCTAAAAGAGATATACAAGCAAATACCCGAATTTCCCGATTATGAGGTTTCCACCGTTGGAAATGTGCGTAAAATAAAAAACGGCAAGGTATTGAAAAGGCATGAAAAAAGCAGCTATGGCGGTTTAAGGTGTGCGTTGGCATTGGATGGCAAAACATTTATTCGTCAAGTGAGCGGTTTAGTTGCCAATGTTCATGTTCCAAATCCAAACGAATACAAACATTATATTTTTCGGGATTACAATAGTGCCAATCCAACAGCAATTAACATTGTTTGGGTTCCCAGTGATGTGTATTCAACATATTTGTTTCGTGGTAGGAAAGGAACAAAAAAGCATTTTGATACGCGCGAAAATCAAATTAAAAAACTTCGCCGAAACATTGAAACGGCTAAAATGATGTTAGAGTTTTTGGAAGAAAACGACATTGTAAAAATCAACGCCATTGTTTTGAATTTTGAAGATGAAATTAAGAAAGCGATTCGTAAATACACCTCAATAATAGATGTTCAAAACGAATGCTTTCAACACACCGTTTTCACATTCATGGATAATTGCAACCGAAACATTATGCAATCCACCAACTTTGCGTGGTATTGTGAAAAACTATTTCAGAACTCAAAGAGAAATGAAGAAAAAGAATATCGAATTTAACGACAACATTAGATATTCGGTAATCAACAATTAAACTTTATTACAATCATGCCACTACCAAACGACTACTTCCGATGCACTAACGAAAAGTGTAAACTTCTATGCTTACGAAAGGAAACAACCAACAGCAAGTATCAAAATAGCTGCCACATGGATCCGATTAAAGGTAAATGTGAATGGCAAGTAAAACCGAAAAATTAAATTATTTAGACCTCAAATTATGGAATTTGACGAAGATTATTACGACGAAGAATACTGGGAGAATCAGCCTTGCGAAGATTGCCCTAAATGCGGTCGCCACTATGACGATATTGATTTTGATTTTCAAAGTTGCTCAAAATGTGGGTGGGATGAAGCAAATCAGAAATGGGATAAACCAACAGAGCCAACAGAAGAAGATTACTTGAATGGGGATGCAGATATTTTAACTGGAAGATGGTATTAACAATTAATTATTTTATAAATCTTAATATGAAAGGAATTTGCTTTATAGAGCCATTGTTCTACAAAATAGTAGATGGCTCAAAAACTCAAACAAGAAGGATAATAAGTGAAAAATTAGGCACATATTGTTCAAAATGTCACAAAAATTATCTTGTTTGTGAATGTTATTTTGAAAATGATAATCATGCTAACAAATGTACAAAAACAATCACAATAGAGAATGTCAAACCAAGATACAAAGTAGGCGAAGTAGTTTATCTAAAAGAGCCGTATTATGGTATCAATAAAGTTTTTTGGTATAAGTATGATAAAGACAGAGAAACGGCTATTGCGAACTATCTCTGGAAAAATAAGCTATTTATGCCCGAAATGGCAGCAAGGCATTTTATCAAGATAACAGAAGTAAGGGCTGAAAGATTGCAGGATATTTCGGAAGTGGATTGTTTGAAAGAGGGGATATGGGAAGCAAATAATATAGGATTAGACGGCATTTCTTACTGGTATCCGAGTTGTGTTAATTCTCAATATAAAACCCCACAAGACGCCTACGCTGCTCTTATTGACAGAATAAACGGCAAAGGTACTTGGGAAAGTAATCCTTTTGTTTGGGTGTATGATTTTGAACTTATTAAAAATTAATTTATTAGACCATGAACCATTGCATAATCCGAACCTGTAAAAAATGCGGCACCGAATTTTGTGTACGCTGTGAGTGGGGCAAGTGTCCCGAATGTGGAACCAAAGTGGAATAAAACAACAATGAAAGCCAAACGAAACAAAAACTTTTTGCGCCGCGCCGCACAAATCCAACAGATGGTTGCCGACTACTACCAGCCCGAAAACCAAAGCCACTCAAAAATACAAGCCTTTCGCAATGTGGTGTACAAAGTGTACCCAATGAGCGAACGCTCTTTTTGGCGGTATATGAATGCGAAAATTGAAAAAGAGAAAGAAAATTAATTATAAATTGCTGTGAATCCAAATTTTATTTGCATATTTGCAACGCTAAAGTTTTTAAATACAAGAGGCAGAGTTATCTGCCCAAGCGTTGCGTTGCGGGCTTTTTTTATGCCCGAACGGCAAATTGCGATATGCGGCGTTCAACCCCGTGCATACATTGTAATGGTGTATGCGAGCCTCTTGTATAAGGACTTTAGCAGCGGGAAGTGGACGCCGTTCTTATTTTCGGTTCACATGCTAAAAAAAATTATACAATTATGACAAAGAAAAATGAAAATGCAACTACGAGTTGCGAAGTAATGACTTTCCAGTTTTCGGAAAGCAAACAGCCGGTGCGCAATGTACTGATTGAAAACAAACCATGGTTTGTGGCTAAAGATGTGTGCGATGTGTTGGGACTGAAAGATACTAATATGTCAATCAAAACATTAGATGATGACGAAAAGCTAACCCAAAAAATATTTGGGTCAGGTCAAAATCGCAACATGTGGATTATTTCTGAGAGTGGTTTATATGCTTTGATACTTCGGAGCAATAAACCTTACGCAAAAACTTTTCGCAAATGGATTACCGGCGAAGTAATACCGGCATTATTGAAAAAAGGATATTACGGTATGGCTCAACAAAATGTAGGCAAGTATGTCGATATGCGTAATATACCAAGCCAAAAAACGCTGCTAAATGGTTATCCGGTTCGGAATATTGAATTAGACGGTGTGGTTTGGTTTAGTGTCAATGACTTGAATAAAGCAATACATTCATCTACAAGCAGCAATCAGTTAGCAAAGAAACTTAACGCCATCGAAGAATTAGCCATAAAAATATGGATATTCGGCAACACTCATGCTGCATGGTTTACAAATGTGCGAGGTTCGCAACTGTTATTGTCCGGCAGCAGGATAAATAACAGGGGGCGGCAATTGGAATTATCGTTAATTTGTTAGGAGGGCGTGCCATATGATTAGCTTTACCGACCATTCGTTTATCGTTGAAGTAGAAACCGGAATAATTGCGCACGATAATTGGCGCATGACGGTTGATGAAATTATTGATGCCCTACAAGCGCAAGATACCGATATGCGCGGCGAAAAGAATTATTATTACTTACTCGAATTATTGCGCCAAATGTTGCCTTCTGAAAAGCAAATAAAACAATTGAATTGATTTTTTAAAGCCTTGCAGAAATGTAAGGCTTTTTTATTTATATTTGTCGAAATTTTAAAAATAGAAAAATTATGGAAGCGCATAAATCTTATTTTGATGGTGGTTTATTAAGCCTTATTGGTTGGAATATTTTAGGAACTTTAATAACCGTGTGTACACTTGGTATTTGTTTGCCGTGGGCTTATTGTATGGTTTATAAATGGGAAGCTAACCATACTGTTATAAATGGTCAAAGATTACGATTTACCGGCACTGCTATGCAGTTATTTGGAAATTGGATAAAATGGTTGTTGCTAACTATTGTAACGATTGGTATATATGGTTTTTGGGTTTCCATAAAGTTGAAAAAATGGAAAACAAAACATACACATTTTGTAATGTCATAAAGAAAAAGCCCCGAATTTCGGGGCTTTTTTTATTGCTGCAAGCTCACATGTAGCACCGGCGTAACCGGTGCTTTTTGGTAGGTTGGCATACAACTATCATCGGTAAATTGTACGGTGTAGTATAGTTCGGTTTGGTAACAGCCATCGTTGCGCTTGGTTCGGCGCATTTGTTGGCGTATCAGTAAGCCGGCACCTTCTAAAAACGGTTGTCCGTGCAACGCCTTGTTGGTATCTTCGAGCAACTGCCAAATCTTTTTGGCATTGTCTTTTTGTAGTTGTGGCGCGCCGTTGCTGCTATTGCTCAATTTTAGGTCGAACAATCGAATTACTACCGTTGCCACGCCTTGTTGTATCAATGTGCCGTCGTTCGTATATTCGGCACTCTGTATGTCGATAAGCGCGCATGGAAACTTCACAGGTGGTTGTGTGTAAAAATCCATTTGTCCCCAATCTTGGTCAACATACTTTAATGTTTTGACATCGGTAGTCAGCTTGTTTTGGATTTGTTGGATAATGTTTTTCATTGTACAATTTTGTTTAATGTGTTATCTAAATAATTCTTTACATCGTTATTAAACCATTCCGTTGTAACTTCGGCAACATGGCGGTCAACAATCGGGTGTTCGCCGATAAACTTTCGTGGTGGTATAACTATCGTCGAACCTACTTGTTTAAGTGCTAATGCTTTCCAAAACTCACTTTCGGGGGTTCTGTTTTTTGAGTTTCCACCGGTTGCCAATCTGTATTGATACCAAAAAAAGCCTTTCATCTTTACGGTAACAACAAGCGTAGCACCGTTATTTTGCATGTCGGCGTATGGTAGCGATGAAGTCCATGTAATACTATTGCTAAAAATGGTTGATTGCAAAGACGAACGCAGCGCGCCGGTGCGTATCAGCAACGAACCGATATTATTACGCAATGCAGGTTTCCACGCACGGTCAAAAAAGGCTTTACGCTCAAAATTTCGGTCGAACTCGTCGTTTAACTCAACCCGAATATCTTTCAAAAGTTGATTAAAAAGTTGTTGGAAGTCTTGCATATTAAAAAAATGTGTATCTTTGTATCAAATATTTATAACCGTTGAAAAAGTGTGCGTCGGATATGTAGTTCCGATAAGCTGGTTTCAACGGTTATTCTTTTATGCCTACCAATACCTTTTTGTTATCCGAAATGCTGTAAAGCGTAAACCGGTTAGAATCTTCCCGCACAATAACCCAACTCTTTTCGCCTTTGATTTCTATTTCAAAAATGTGCGAAATCCTGTTTTTCAAATCACTTGTAACGCCTTTGTATTCTGAATTATTAATAACATTACGAATGTCTTTTATCAATTCGTTTTTCTCAAAATAGAATTTATGTGGCTGATTCAAAAACTCCTTAATTCCTTTCGTTGTAAACTCAATCGTATTTTCAAAGTTATTTGGCACAAATGATGTTCCTTGCAAATTATCCTTTGCCCAATTCCGCAACACCTTTGCGGTTTTCTCGCTATATTTAGCCTCAACGGCTTTCTTTAATTCGCTTTCTTGTGTTGGTGTCAATCCCTTAAAATAAGGGTGGTTTTTAGGATAAATAACTTGTTGCTTGCCCGGATTGAAACGGAAAATATTACTTTTCCCTTCGGTAGCTTCTTGCCCTGCTTGTATAGCGTGTTGGCTGTTACTTTCGGGGTATTTTGATTTTCGCACTTGTACGGCAGTGCATCGGCAACGCCAACCGTTTGGCGGAAAATACTCGTCCCAAAACTTGTCCGTTGGCGGCAATGTGGTGTTGTGCAATAGCCAATGGCTTTCACGCACACGGTCGTCGCCTGCGGTTCGGTATTGCAAATTGTACCGGTCGCCGTCTGTTTCGTATTCTTGCCATTTGCTCGCCATCTGTGCCGATTGGGTGGCAAATAAATATTCACTTTCAAGGTATGATTTGTTGTAAGTGCTATTGAGCGTTTGGGTTTCTTGCCAAAACTTATTGAATGGCTTAATACTGCCGTTTTCGTCCAATAGTAATCCGCTCAACTCTTTTAATTGGGCGTATGTTTTTGCACCCGAAAACACAAAAACATTGTCCGAAAGGTACATTTGTACCGATGCGGGTACATAGTGAGCAATCCCCTTTTTCATACCTTCGTGCAAAAGGGCGTATGTTTCATCCATCAACGGTTGCACATGCTTGTTGTTGATGTCTTCCGGCAGGATTTCGGTTTTTTTGTTGGCAAATATCCACCGCGCCGCTTTGTTGAATGCTTTTTGCGTGGTGGTTTCGTCATCACTCGAAAGCACAATCTTATCTACATAACCGCCACAATTGGGGCAATGGCATGTGTAAATATTATGTAGTTGCAGCGACAGTTTTTCGGGTGGTGTAGCTGCCGTTGCACCTACTGAAAATCCGCGCCCGGTATCTTGTCCGTTACCTTAACGCCAAATTTTTCTTCGATAAAATCATTGTCCACATTTTTGTGTGGCAAAATTTCCTTTGTTATTGTCCAAAGTCGGTCGGTGTCTTCAATAGCTGAATATTTGAAACGCGATGTGGTGGAAGGAATCCAACCGATGCGATACAATGCCGGTATTACAATGGTATTCATGTAGCCTTCAATCATACGCTTGTCGGCTTCAACAAGTCGGTCGAGTATTGAAATGCTTACCTTTTCTTTGCTTTCGTTGCCATTCTTGGTGTCTTGCCCGATAATGGCACCGGACACAGGCATACAAATTTCGTTGTTACACAGCGTTATCAAATTGCTGTACACATCGCCATTGGTGCTTACTCCTTTTGCAAACTCAAATTCTTCGGTCGTGTCGATAATAAACCACGCCGCCGCCCCGACTTCCTGCATCATTTCTTCGGCACGATTAAGCATGGCGGGGTCGTTGGTGTTGGTTTTCAAATAGCGTGGCGGTATGCCAAAGATTTCGCACAGTTCCGACCAACAGGATTGTGCAAATTTCTTGAACAAAATATGCGGCACCAATTTGTTGAGCGCACCGATATTGTCAGAGTTAAACTCTAAAATCCATTTGCCAAACTCGTTCGCATTACGGTATTCAATGTATGTGTTTAACGATGTGTCGGGATAAAATCGCCCGAAATCCGCCACGATGTTTCGGCGATTAATCAAATCCACCTTTTTAATACCGTTCTTTTCGGATAGTTCAATGACAGAACAACCGTACCACTCACTTTCCCAAATGAATTTTATAATGTCCGGCAAAATAGCGATTGCACGCAATATTTCGGTCGCTTTTTTGTCCACTGTTCCTTCGGGCGTAACCATTTCAAACGGTGCCGATACCGATTGTTCGGCGCGGTTGTTCAACTGTGATGTAAGCAACGCATCGTTGGTTATATCGTTATACACATCTTGCAAAAGATATTGTTTCGGTTCTTGTGGGTTCGTAGCTAATCGCCACGCCCATTTCCAATCGGCAATATCTTTGCGGGTTTGTGGTATGGTTTTCCGAACCACTTTCGGTGCCATTGTTGGCGTGTGTGTTGTGGTTGGTTGTTGGTCTGTATCAATTTTTTTCTTTGCCATAATTATTCATGTGTAAATTTTGGTCGTGAACCGTAACGAAATGGTTTTTTAGTTTCGCCGTCGTCGCTTTCGTCGATTGTCGGCAAGTCGGGCGTTAATGTTGGCGAGCCTTTAAATTCGCCGATACCTGCAATTTTTTCGAGTGTCTTTATTACATTTTGGTACCGCTCTTTTACATGGTCGTAAATCAAATCTACATTGGATAATTCGCAGATATTCCACGCTGCGACCGTTTTGCACATACGCAACACAAAGGGGTCGCGCTCGTCGCCTTTGGCACCAAAAATTTTGCTTACATCATATTTCGGTCGCCCATCATCCCACTGGCGTTGATTGCTCGCCGTGAAGTATGATTTTACTTCGGACACACCCGCCAAAATCCCATCTTCGATTATGTCGTCGTCGTTCTCGACAATCTCGTTCATTTGGTAGCTGTATAGTACCGCTTTCATTTCTTCGATTGATAGAAACATATCTTTAAATCATTTTTAAATGTCATTTAATAGCGTCTTGATGCCTTTTTGGGCGTTCGCCATGTTCCGGCGCGCTGCATCATATTCATATCTAAAATGTAATATCCACCCTCGACGGCATCGGGCGCATCTATGGCACCCCGATAAGTCGGCGAAACGGATTTGAATTGCCCAACGGCGGTTTGCATGTGTTGGTTTTCTTTTTCCGCTTCATTGAATATGAGTGTACCCATACGCACAGGCGGTTCCAATGTTCCTTCTACGCGGGTAAATTTGTCCGGCTTTTTTCGTGTGTCCGGTCGTATGGGTATCATGTAGCCGTTTTTCTTGCCAAACTCGCGGAAAAGCGGCACAAAAAGTTGTTCGTAGAATGGATTTTGCAGGCTGTTATTTTCAATCCAGTATTGCACCGGTAAGCCTTGCACAAGGGTTGATAAGTCGTAAAACCATTGTACAAATTTTGCGTTTGTGGTTTGCTCGCAACGCGCTTTTATTACATAGGTATTAATGCCTTTACGACCCAATAAAACCAACACTTTAAAAGAGTTGTTTTTTACTTCGGCGTTCGATGTGCTTGGGTCGGCGTACATAATAAGTTGTTCCATGCTGCGCAATGGTGGCACCTTTCCGTATGTGATATTTTTAAATACGCGCCCTTCGGTTTGTGGATTATTAAAGTATTCCGTTTGTGCTGCCGCGTAACTGATAGTTGACAATACACGGTCAATGTCGGCTTCGCTGTTTTTTTCCGCCCAACTACTCACACCATTTGTCCGAATGTTCACAATGTCCACCTTATCGGCTTTTTGCATCATTTCAGTAATACAGCAATATTCGGCAATGATGTTTCCACATCCGATAATCAATAATGGTATATTGACCGCCCGCGTTGGTATTACCGCGCCGAAAATCCACGCCACGCGCTTGTCGATAATTTCGGGGTTGCGGCAATCTTGGTCGGTGTCCACATCGTCGAAAATGATACCGTCGGGGCGTATGGCATCGTTACGAGTACCGCGCGGGCTTTGGTCGGCTCCCAATGCACGGAACGACACGCCTTTTTTAGTCTTAAATTCGGCAGCCGTCCACCTTCTAAAACTCTTTTGCTCGCCGTAATCATTGATAATTCGTTGGTTGCTGTCAAGGTTGGCGCGGTATGGTTCCAATAGCCTTTTGGCGTTATCTTCCGAATTGGATATTAATAGCCAATTCTTTTTCTTTCCGGTCAATGACAAATACAACACTTCCATCATCGTTCGTGTGGACTTCGCCAGCTCGCGGCTCCACGCCCGAACCTCGAACCATTCGGGATTGCTCAATATTCGTTTGGTCGATTTCTTGTGGAAATCGGCAGGCGGGGCGGTGCAATATTGCGGAAAGTAGTACACAAACCACGCTTCGGGGTCGGCTTCCAATCGCTTAATGCGCCGTTGCTTTTCGGCATAACTTTCGGTTGTGTCGATAGCGGTTAGCTTTTGCAACGATTGGCGGTATGCCTGCCATTCGTTATAGGCTTGTATGTTGGCTTGTTTACCCATTTCTACTCATTTTGTATTCAATGTATGCGTTAAATAGTTCGCTTATTTCTTTGGCTTTGTCCACATCGAATTGGCGTACAAATTCGCATACACCGGTACACACGCTTGTTATTTCGGCAATACCGGTTTCGGTTTCCAAATTCTTAATGGCTGCCGACAGCTTTATGATTTGGTCGGCTTCCTTTGAGGTTGCCGCGCGCTCGCCTTCTTTCCTTTCGGCGATTATATTATTGATTGATGCTAATTGTGCATAGTAGTTCGCCAAAATGCTTTCTTTCGTAGTTGTCAGGCTCGACCGCAACAATTCCCATTTGCCGTCCTTTACCCATCGCCCAATCGTATTTTCAGAAACACCAACCATTTTGGCGATTTCTTTTTGTTGGCGTTTACCGGTCAAAAAAAGGTCTTTGGCTAATAGTTTTTTCGCTTCCTTGTTTAATTCGTTTGCCATTATGTCATGTATTAAATCGTTGCAAAATTGACAATTCGTGCATGTAAATAAAAATTATACTGTCATTATGTCAGTAGTATTTTGTAAGGCTTTGGCAGTTCATTTCCTTTGCGTCATATTTCATTATCACATGGCAGAAAACGAAAAAATATTTGTCCTTTCGGACGGCTCGCAAACCAATTCAAAAGGTTTCAAAGTGCTATTAACAGGCGGTCGGTTGGAGCGATTTAACGCTAACCCTGTAATGTTGTATGGACACGATGAAGAAAAATTGATTGGACGATGGGAACTATTGTCGATTGCCAATAACAAGATGCAAGCGAAACCGGTATTTGACCTAAAAAATGAGTTTGCCGCCGAAAAGGCAAGGCAAGTAGAAGAAGGTTTTTTGAAAGGCGCATCAATCGGAATAATGCCGTACAAATTGGAAGTCATCAACGACGAATATGTGATGACAGATTGGGAACTTATCGAAGCAAGTATTTGCACCATTCCCGCCGATGCCGGTGCAATCGTATTGTACAATGAAAAGCGCGAACAACTATCATTCGACCAAGTGAAGCTGAATTTTAATCTAAATAATAATCATTTAACTAATCAAGCAATGACAGAAATTAAATTATCTGCAAAGACAATCGAAAGTCTTGACTTGGGTAGCGACTACACAGGTAAAGATGTGGATTTGGCGGTGGCTGAAAAAGACAAAGAGATTGCCGATTTGAAGTTGAAGTTGGACAATCAGAACAAGGAAAGAGTAGAGGACTATTTGAATGGTGCTGTAAAAGCCGGCAAAATCAATGAAACCGAAAAACTTTCTTTTGTGAAATTAGCCGCAAACGACTTCGATAGCGTGAAAGCTATCATCGACGCAAAAGGCGAACAAGCCAGTACCTCGCTTAAAGAAATGGAAGCGAAAAGCAACCTTTCGGCAGGGCGCGAAACATGGGATTATCTCAAATGGATGAAGGACGACCCAAAAGGACTTCAAGCACTCAAAAACGAGAACCCAAAAGAGTTTGAACGCTTGCAGGCAACAATCAAAAAGTAATTATTAACCTCTAAAAACCAAAACAATGGCAGGAGTATTTAAAGAAATTTTTACGAGCATTATACTTGCTCTGTTTTATCCCGATGGTGCATGGCTCAATGAGTTGACGAACCTCGACCACATGGTTGACAACAACACCATCAATTTGTCGCAGGTAGGAGCCGACCCCGAAGTGGTGGAAAACAATAATGTTTGGCCGCTCGTTCCGGCGCAACGAACCGACACCGGTATTGCGATACCGTTGGCAACATTCGACACGAAGCCAACGCATATTACTAATGTTGAAGAAATGGAAACCAATTACGACAAAGCACAATCGGTTTCAACGCAACATGCCAATACCTTACGCACCAAAGCATCGAAGTCGGCAGCATTTAATTTGGCGCCTGCAACCAACGCAACAAACACACCGGTATTGAAAACTACCGGCGCGGTAAAAGCTAACGGAAACAAGGCTTTGACTTATGACGACATCACAGAATTGTCGCTTGCTTTTGACAATGGCGATTTTCCGGAAGAAGGTCGTATTCTTTTGCTTTGTCCTGAACACAAAAAGGACTTGAAAAATGAAAACATCAAGCTGTTTAAGGCTATGATGAGCGACGGCGAAATTGACGGTTTCAAAATCTATTCATTTACAGGCAACCCACGATACAATGCAGCCACAGGCGCAAAAATGCCTTATGGTTCGGCTACCGGTGCGCCTTGTTCAGTAGCATTCGTAAAAAGCGAAGCAATGCGGGCAATGGGAACTATCGAAGGCGAACCCGAAAAACGATGGGCTGACTATCGCGGTTGGTTGCTTGGATTCCAAATGCGCTTTGTGGCACTTCCTTTCCGTAGTTTCGGATATGGTGCTATTTACAGCGATGTAGCATAAAATCTTAGTTGTTTTTCTTTCATAATCGGAAAAAGCCCGCCTTTTGGGTGGGCTTTTTTTCTAAAAATTACAATCATGTCAAAAGATAAAAAACAAAATGGGAAAGTTGAAAACCCTACTAATACAGAAAATCAAGAAGCTGTATTGGACAATCAAAACGGAACTGGAACAACAGAACCGACCGACGGAACCACGCAGGGTGCGCCGGTACCAACGCCGCCAGTCGATGAAAATATTACGCCTACACCGCCCGACGAAAACGGTGGTGGCGGACAAAAAATTGATTCGGAAGGTGCCGACTTGGATACTGAAAATCAAGCAGCAACAAATGGAGCGGCAGGGGCTGAAACTACGGATACAGTAGTGGACGAACCAACGGAAAAAACCGAAAAGCGTGCCAAAATAGCCGCCAGTGTATTTGCTCAAAACTCGTTAAAATCGGTGCTTCACTTCACAAGTGATTTGATTCCGTTTTTCGAGAAATCCGATGCGTTTGCACACGCCAACAGCTTGGACGACAAAACAGTTGTAACCCTCAATAAAGAGTAATAAAATGGCAGAATTACCAAAAATAACCATCACTTATGCCAACGGCGCGTTGGGGCAAGTGGCATCAAGCCCCGACGGTTTGTTGTGCTTGTGCGTGGTTGGTGCTGCAACGGTTGGAACCACATTTGTTTTAGGTTCGCCATACAGCATCCGCAAACCCGCCGACCTCGAAAACTTTGGCGTAACAGATGCCAACAATGCTTTGTTGCATCAAACTGTTATCGACTTCTACGCCGAAGCCCCCGAAGGCACACAAGTGTACATTGTCGGTTATCCGGCAACACTTACCATGTCGCAGGTATTGGACAAAAATAATCCGTATTTGCGCAGTGTAATCGAAGAAACCAACGGCATTTTGCGTGGTTTGGTAGTTACCAAAGCCGCAACCGCCGACCCTACCATTGTAAAAGGATTGGACGGCGATATGGATGCCGCCAAACTCAATGCGCAAACATTGGGCGATTGGTCGGAAAGTGCAAAATACGCGCCGATATTAGTTGTATTGGACGGTTTGAACTTCAATGGCAACGCACAGGATTTGGAAACTCTAACGGCGAAAAAATACAACCGCGTGTCGGTGGTAATTGGTTCGACAGCTTCGGGCTTGCCAAACCAAGCCGTTGGACTGGTAGCCGGTCGTATTGCCCGAAATAGTGTTGACAATAACATTGGCTATGTTTCCGATGGCGCGTTGAATATCCTAACCATGTTTTCCGGAACCACTGCCATTGAGTTGGCAGATGTGGAAACAATCCATAGCAAGGGTTATTTGACATTCAGAACACACACCGGCATTTCCGGTTACTTCGTTGCCGACGATTTGTTGGCTACAATGGAAACGGACGATTACAACACAATCACAGCGCGCCGAACTATCGACAAAGCATATCGGGTGGCATACAACACATTGTTGCCGCAACTGTTAGGCAAAGTGTCTGTGCGCTCTGACGGTACCATGTTGCAACCGGTTATCGTATCATGGCAACAAATGGTTGAAAACGCTATTGCTGCAAGTATGACACGAAACGGCGAATTGTCATCGGACAACGGCGACAATGGTGTGCAATGTTACATCGACCCGACGCAAAATGTGTTGTCCTCAAAAACGGTCAATATCGAATTGCGCGTGCGTCCATTTGGCTACGCAAAATATATCAATGTATTACTTGGCTTTACGGTCGTAAACTCTTAAAAATATGGCATTAGACAATCTTTTTTTAATCAACGGTCGAGAATACGAATGGGCGGATATTTCGCTTGTTATCTGTGGTGTTCCGATTAGTGGATTTCGCAGTGTGAAATACAAGCGCGAAATCGAAAAGGAGCCGATGTATGCAAAAGGACGCAAAGCGCACAGCATACAAAGCGGAAACGAAAAAGTAACCGGAAGCATCGGCTTTACTCAAAGCCAGTTGGAAGCACTCGAATTGGCTACCGGTGGCAATGTATTACAAGCCAAAGTGGACATCGTTGTTTCGTATGGTGCTGAATTGAACATGCCGGCAGCCGTAATTTCGACCGATGTTATTACCGGTGCCGAATTTACCGACTACGAAAAAGGTATGGCACAAGGCGATAAGTTTATGGAAATCGAAATGCCTTTTCTCGCTTTGGACATTAAAAACGCATAATAAATCATGGCAAAAGAAAAATTAACAGGAATTGCCACGCCCGCAGAAATCGAAGCGTGGAAAGCAAAGCATGGCGATATTTACGCTATCGAAGTAGGACAATCAATTTGCTACTTGAAGAAACCCGACCGCAAAACAATGAAGTGTGTCGCGGCAGTTGGTAACGACCTTATCAGGGGCAACGAATTGTTGCTTGAAAACTGTTGGCTTGGTGGCGACCCTGCCATTAAAACAGATGATTCGCTGTTTTTCGGCGTATCAGGACAGTTGGCTACCTTCATCGAAGTACAGGAGGCTGCAATAAAAAAGCTTTAGAGTCGGCAAAACAGGTGGTCGAAAAAAATTCAATAGCGCAGATAGATGTAATGTTGCGCTATTTTCTGCACATCGACCCCGATACGCTGACAGATGAAGAATGGGCTATACAAGTCAAATCGCTCGAATGGATACGAAAAAAGGAATCCGGTAAGAAATAATTATGAATAATACACTTACATATCGTTTAATGATGCAAGACAACATGAGTGCTGTCTTGAAAAAAGTTGGCGTTATAACCGACCAAACAACATCCGAAATCAAAGGATTTTCGAACGAAGTAAACGGATTAAATAAGATTAATCTTAGCGGCATTCTTTCTTCTATAACCAAAATAGCAGGCGTTTTGGGTGTTGGTGCTTTAATAGGTAAGACAATCAAAGAAGGCATGGAACAAGAAACTCGCAACACTTCGTTAGAAGTGTTGTTGGGTGGTGTGGACAATGCTAAAAAAATGATTGATGATGTTTCGACCTATGCCGCCAAATCGCCTTACGGAAAAGCCGGATTGAGCGAAGCTGTGCAAATGATGTCCGGCTTTGGTATTGCTCAAGAAAAGATAATGCCGAACCTCAAAGCCATTGGCGATATAGCAATGGGCGATGAAAACAAGTTCAATGCTTTGTCGCTCGCTTTTTCGCAAATGTCGTCAACCGGTAAACTTATGGGTCAAGACCTTATGCAAATGATTAATGCTGGTTTTAACCCATTGGAACAGATGAGCAAAACAACCGGCAAAAGCATTGCGCAATTGAAAGATGACATGAGCAAAGGAGCCATTTCGTCCGAAATGGTTACACAAGCGTTCAAAGATGCTACAAGCGAGGGCGGCAAGTATTACGGCATGATTGACAAAATCAGCAATACAGCATCGGGGCAATGGGCAACAGCAATGGATAATGTCAGCGAAATGATGCTAAACCTATATAGCCAAGTTATCCAACCAATTTTATTGCCGGCTCTTAAAAAAGTAAATGAGTTCTTTGACAACAATAGCGAAACCATTAAAGAGGTAATGGGAACAATTGGCGAAGTTGTAAATAGTGTTTATACGAAGATTTCCGAAATTTTCGGAAAGGTATCCGAAAACAGCAGCATAATGATGGGTATTATTCAACCATTATTAGACATTGTCAAAGATGTGTTTTCTACTTTCAACGATTTATACAACATAATTTCAAATGGGAATTTGAGCGAATATTTTGCACCGGTTGTTGATTTGTTGCAAAATTATGTTGTGCCATATGCGCGCCAACTTTGGGATTTTATTAAAGATATAGTTTTGAAAGTTGTTGAATTTGTAAGTAATTCAACTATTCTTCGAGATATTTTTAAAGTTATTGTAAACAATGTAAAAATCACATTTAAAGTAGTTTCATGGGTCGTTGATAAATTGAAATTATTATTTGACAATGTTGTGATGCCAATTCTGAATGCGATAGAAAAGGCATACAGATTACTCAATGGTTATGATGAAAAAACGAAAACCGTAACACTAACAAGTAAAAAAACGGACGAAATAACAAACCCTGCATTACCAGGTACGGATACCGCCACAGAAACTAAAACATCGCCAACTAAAAATAACACCGAAACTAAAAAAACAGCAAGCGCCATCGCCACCGGCGGTCAAAAAACAACCAATATCACTATCAATCTAAAAGACTTGGTTAATACAATCAATATCAACCGTGAAGGCTTTACCGAAAGTGCCGAAAATATGCGTGATGCTGTTTTAGACCAGTTAGCGCGGTTGTTAGGCATGGCACAGGGAATAGCAGTTTAAAAAATGGCAAAATTCGGAATAAATACGATTTTCACAAGCCGTGATAAAATTACCACAGAAGAAGCCAAAGAATTGATTTTGGCAGGTAGTTCGGTCGAAATGGTAATGCCGTTAAAACTGCAACAACCGGACGGCTCTTGGTGGTTATTCCCGATTGAACCGCTTGTGTCAATAAGCGGTAAAAATGTGGTAGTAAAACGCAATGTTGCCAAATTTAACGGTCGTGGAACCGTCAAAGAACGATGGGCGCAAGATGATTTTACCATTAATATTCAGGGGCGTTTTGTCCACGCGGATTTCAAAACATACCCTAAAAATGATATTGAAACACTCAAAAATATCATTGCTCAAAAGAAAGAAATTGGCGTACAAAACGCATTATTAGCGATGTTAGACATTAATAAGATAGTGATTGAAAGTTATTCGTTTCCGTTTTCCAAAGGCGAAAATGTGCAAAATTTCACAATAGAAGCAAGCAGCGATGATGTGTACGATTTATTTATAGAGGTAAACAATGTATAATATGGTTTGGGACATACAGATTGGCAAACAGCGGTTGGCGTTGCTGCAATCGGTCGAAATCAAAAAGTCGGTCGACTTGCTTGCCGATACCGCCACCATCGTTGTGCCGGGTGTAGTTTTCAACAAAGCGTTGAACCTCGAAGATAAAGTGAAAGTGGGCGATACGGTAATTATCCGGCTTGGTTATGATGATAAATTGGTAACCGAATTTGACGGCTATTTGCAACGCATCGACACAAACGATAATAATTTGACCTTCGTATGCGAGGATGCCATGTTTTTGACCCGAAAACCGGTTAAAGACATCCAGTTGCAAAACACAACGGTCGAAAAGGTTGCAAAGTATTGTCTTGAAGAAATCGGGTTGAGCAAATTAAATTGTTCCTACACCATGAATTATCAAAAATTCGTGATTTCGCGCGCCAATGCGTTCGATGTGTTGAAGAAACTACAAGACGAAACGAAAGCCAATATTTACATGCAAAACGGCGAATTAAACATACATCCGCCGTACATACAAAAAGGTGGTGATGTTCGATATGACTTTGCCATAAACATTGAAAAGTCCGATTTGAAGTATAAAAATGCCGACGACCGCAAATTTGAAGTAACAGTTGAAGGATTGACTTTGGACGGAAAAAAGACAAGCGTAACGGTTGGCGTAACCGGTGGCGAAAAGCGCACGATAAAAGTGTACAATGTTGCTTCGGAAGCTGAATTGAAACGGCGTGGCGAAGATGAATTGAAATATTTAACCTACGATGGTTACGAAGGTAGTATAACAGGTTGGTTGTTGCCGTATGTTGAGCCAACATTTTCGGCATACATCCACGATGCCGAATATGAGTTTAAAACCGGTTCGTATTATGTGGTTTCTGTCGAAACTTCATTTAGCGCAAACGGTGGCGAACGAAAAGTAACAATTGGGCGAAAATTAATTGGCAATGGATAAGGAAGCGCGTGTGGTTGAGTTGCTGAAAAACTTAATGCAGAACAAAGGACAGTTGTTTTTTACTGCCGAAATTGTAAGTATCGAAAAGAATACATGTACAATCAAAGTAGATAATTTAACCCTTTCCGATGTGCGATTAAAGCCAACCACCGACCAACTGGAAGATGATATAATATTAACGCCTGCCGTTGGGTCGAGTGTATTGGTTGGCTCGTTTTCGGGCGATTTCAGCAACTTGTTTGTGTTGCAATCCGACACCATCAGCGCGGCATCTTTGAAAATTGGCAGCATATCGGTAAATATTGATAAAAACGGTATTGTTTGCAACGATGGTAAAAATGGCGGAACGCTAAATATTAACGAATTGATTTCATGGATGAACAATGTTGCTGCCGACATGAAAACAATAGCAACCGGATTGGCTGCCGTACCATACACATTTGTTCCGGTAACGCAGCCACCCAATAAAACGAGTTTGGAAGATACAAAAGTAACACACTAATGGCAAAAGAGAAAGGCATATTGTTAGACGAAAA